TGCGGATCCAGACATGCGAACGATGACATTACAGTTCACAGATCTTCCGTTCGGTGAAATGCCGTTCGATGAAAACGGCTGCAACAAATGGGAGGAGTCCAGCATTCGCAGAAACATGAATAGCATCGGATTCAAGGAGAGATTCGAGGAAGGGTTCAGAAGACTCCTGGTTCCTGTGCTGAAGGAGAACGGAGACAGAGAGGCAACACTGGACACGTTCTTCCTTCTGTCCGTGGAAGAAATGAAGGACAAAGAAAAGAAGTATCAGCGGTTCAGATCAGAACGCGACTGCGTGAAAGTCAATCCGGAGCAGGAGACAGAGTGGCACTGGACAAGATCTGCGTACAGAGGCACCGCGAGCCTTACGTGGTATGTGTCCGCGTCCGGCTACGTCGGCCAAGACTTCTACGCAGCGTACAGCTATCGCTTCGCCCCGGCTTGCGTCATCGGAGCGAAAGCAATCAAATAATCAGTGCCCGCCACACAGGGTGCAGGAGATCGAAAGGGGCAGGAAGATGAGCGATGAAAGCAGCAGAAAAAAATGTAAAACGTAAAGCACATTATGATCATCTGGAGCAGAGTGTTGATGCTGATGCAGCCAGAAGATTCCATGAACCAGCCGCAGTAAAGAGCAAGATGACAAAACTGGCATCAGTCAAAATTATAGAACATTACATAGAACACACCGATGATGAAGACGGTGAAATCCTGGAAATAATAGCAAGGAAATGCATGAGGGGAGGCGATGCCGGTGGAGATGACAGAAAACGACAAGAAAAAGGAGTTCCTGCGAAGATACCGGGAATGTGAACGGAGGGAGCAGGAGATCCTGGAAGAGATCCAGAGGCTCCGGATGGATCAGATGTTTCCATCCATGGTCAATGATGGGATGCCGAAAGGCAGCCAGCAGTCTGATCTGTCGGATTATGTGGTAGCTATGGAGAGACAGATCGGCCGGCTGAAACGGGAACGGCTGAAAAAAGCAAGGACACGTGAACAGATCGACCTGGCAATCAGACGTATGAAGAACCCGGATGAGCAGAGGGTGCTGCGACTGCGGTATCTGTGGGGGCTGAATTGGAAAGAAATCGGAGAAAAAATGGGGTATAACGAAAGACAGCCCCAGAGAATCCATGGGAGTGCGTTGAATAATTTCAAGATGTCGTAGAATGTCGCACTCCACCTGTGATATAGTGTAATCAGTTCAGTTTGGGAATGATGCTGACATGATTGGTTCTTTTCATTTACCTCCGTATATTGTATATCTGCCGGGTTTCAACAGCCTGGCAGCATCGGAACATAGCTCAGCGGCGAGAGCAGTCTCATGAGTAGACAAGGGCGAAGGTTCGAGTCCTTCTGTTCCGATTTCCCTGATGGGGACATATAAGAATCCTTTCTCAAAAAGAATAATACTTTTCCGCAAGAAGACATCTGGCAATGCTGGGTGTCTTTTTGTGTACTTACAAAACGACGAATAAGAGGTGGTGAGGCTTGGCAAGAGCACCGGATAAACGAATAGAACAAGCAAAACAGATGTATTTGCAGGGACAGAAATTAGTTGAGATTGCAAGTCAACTAAATATCCCGGAAGGGACAGTCCGAAGATGGAAATGCACGCACAAATGGGAAAACGAGCGTTCGGATATAAAAAGCGAACGTTCGAAAAAGAGAAAAAAAGGCGGTCAGCCGGGGAACAGAAATGCGACGGGCCCGCCTGGGAATAAGAATGCTGAGAAGTATGGATTCTTCCGGAAATACCTGCCGGAGGAAACACAGGAAATCTTCTCGGCGATTGAACAGGCTGACCCGCTGGATCTTCTATGGCATCAGATTCAGATCGCATACGCTGCCATTATACGTGCACAGCGTATTGCCTACGTGAAGGATCAGCAGGACAAGACGATCGAAAAAATAGAAAACAAAGAAGGAAACGTTTTCGGAGAGAAATGGGAAGTACAACAGGCATGGGACAAGCAGAATGAGTTCCTGAAAGCCCAGGCGAGGGCACAGGGCGAGCTGAGGAACATGATCAAGCAGTATGATGAGATGCTGCATAAAAACTGGGAGGCAGCCAGTGAGGAACAAAAGGCACGCATCCAGCAGTTAAAGGCACAGGCAGACAAGATCAGCAGGGAAAACGGAAACGAAGATCAGGAAGATGGGGTGGAGATTATCAATGATGCACCAAAAGAAACAGGTACGGATATCTGATATTGTGATCCCGAAATATCTGCCGGCGTTCAATAGCAGGAAGTACAGGCACATTATCCTGACATCGGGGCGGGCCGGCACAAAGTCCAGTTTTGTGGCAATCCGTGCCAACTATCAGATCATAGCGGACAGCCACGGATCTGTGGTGGTGCTGCGAAAGCATCACAACAAACTGCGAAAAACAGTGTATAAAGAAATGCTTCGTGGAATTGGCAGACTGCAAATACCGAAGAACCGCTTCCGGATCACAAAGTCACCGATGGAGATTAGCTACCGGAAGAACGGTTCGACCATATACTTTTCCGGATCAGATGGCATTGACGATACCAAAGGTATCATTGATGAGGACAAGCCGATCAAACTGGTCATCCTGGACGAGCTGACAGAGTTTTTTGAGGACGGTGAAGGAGAAGATGAACTGCAGAACATTGAAGCAACGTTCATCCGCGGCAACAGTTCCGGGTTTCAGATGATCTACCTGTTCAATCCACCCAAGAACCCGAATGCCCCGATCATGGAATGGCTGAAGAAGATGGAAGAACGCCCGGACTGCATCCACATCCACACAGATTACAGGGATGTACCGGAAGAATGGCTGGGGCGTGACCTGATCGAGACTGCCGAGACTATGATGCGTCTGGATAAAAAACAATACAGCTGGGTATGGCTGGGAGAGTGTATCGGCGTTGATGAACTGATTTATTATATGTTTTCCGGACGGCACAAAGGCAGGCCGGAAGAAGGACAGAAATATAACCTGATCGGCATCGGGGCAGACTACGGACAGCAGAACGCAACGACCTATCAGGCCTGCGGTATCAACGAATATCAGTGTCGTCTGGATGGCTTACAGGAGTATTACCATTCGGGCAGGGAAACCGGAAAGCAGAAATCACCATCAAAGTATGCGGCTGATTTTGCAGACTTCGTGGAATCCCTGCAAGAGGCATATGGTTGCAACATCTTCTACCTGTACTTAGACCCATCGGCACGGGGACTGCAGGAAGAAATCAAGAGAACCTGCCGACAGAGAGGCCTGACCATACATTTCAAGGATGCACAGAACGAGGTCGCACTTGGGATTGCCAGGGTTCAGAAACTGCTGACCTATGGGATTCTTCGGATATCGCCGGATCAGAAGCACCTGATCGAAGAATTTGGCTTATACGAATACGACAGGAAACTATTAGATAAGGGCAGAGAAGTACCGGTAAAAGAGCACGACCATTGCCTCGATGCCCTGAGGTATCTGGTCATGGGGCTCTGGAACAGGGTGAAGCGGTTCCTGCCAAAGGAAGAAAGGGAGGACAGAAATTGAATATTTTTCAATATTTTCGAAAGAAGGGAATCAATACGCTCCCTTCTTCTTTTTACGGAAAAATAGCGGAGTGGGAGAGCTGGTATAACGGAAATGTGAAACGGTTCACTTTCTACCGTGTGTATACCGGCAGGGGATGCTATAGCAGATGCAAGCGTCACAGCCTCGGCATGGCGAAGAAAGTCTGTGAGGATATGGCAGATCTGCTGCTGAACGAACGTGTGACGATCGTACTGGATGACCAGAGAACGGATGCGTTTGTTCGTCAGATCTTGCAGGACAACCATTTTGACACACTTGGAAATGAATACCAGGAACGAAAGGCGTGCTCTGGAACCGTTGCCTATGTTCCGTGTATCGAGGACTTGCAGAGCGGTCTGCTGGGCGAAGTGACCGGCGGAAGAATCAAGATCAATTATGTGACTGCAAAAAATATCTTCCCGGTCAGTTGGGAAAACGGAAAGATTCAGGAAGTAATATTTGCATTTCCGAAAACCTATTGCACAAAGAGATATCTGCACTTGCAGCATCACAAGGTCGGAGGGGATGGAAATTATCGCATTGAAAATACCGTACTGCTGGTGACGGCAGGTTCGACCTGCGGGCAGGAGCTTACCGAAGAAGAGTGGCAGGAGGTTCCAATCTTTGCCGGGCTTCCGGAAGAGATCGAGACCGGATCGGCAGAACCACAATTTGTGATCGACAGGCTGAACATGGTCAATAATGCCGATATGGAAGACGAGGAGAACCCGATGGGTATAAGCCTTTTTGCGAACAGCATCGACATACTGCGGAAGATCGACACAGAATACGATTCTTACGCCAACGAGTTCGGACTTGGACGCAAGCGGATTTTTGTTGCTCCGGAGATGCTGACGGATGAGAACGGCAATAAGGTCTTTGACGAGAATGACACGGTATTCTACAGTCTGCCGGAAGAAACCTTGAAAGACACAAATCCAATCTATGAAGTCAACATGGAGCTGCGTACAGAGCAGCACAGCAAGGCTTTAAACGATGACCTGAATTACCTGTCCATGAAATGCGGATTCGGGACAGAACGCTATAAGTTCGAAAAGGGGACGGTTGCAACGGCAACGCAGGTGATCTCGGAAAACAGCGATATGTACCGGAGCTTGTGCAAGCATGAAATCGTGCTTCAGAGTGCCCTGGAAGAACTGATTCGCATCATCATCCGTCTTGGCATTGCCCTCGGTGAACCACTGAGAGAAGACGTAGAAGTCACAATCAACTTCGATGATTCCATCATCGAGGATAAGGAGGCAGAACGCCAGAGAGACCGGCAGGATGTCTCCATGGGAGCCATGGGGGTAGATGAGTACCGGGCAAAATGGTTCGGCGAAACACTGGAACAGGCCAGAAAGAACCTGCCAGTGCAGAACAACGTGATGGAGTGATGTCATGGCAGAGGAGAGAACCGCACCGGATGTGCAGCGGATGGGGCTGCAGGCTGAGAAGATCTGGAGGGAAGCCGAGAGGCGTATCATGGAAGATGTTATCCGCCGGATTAGAAAGACCGGAGAGATCACATCAACGGCAGATTACCAGATTAACCGTCTGATCGAGATGGGCAAGTCCCGCGAAGAGGTGGAGCGGATCATCAAGGAAGCACTGGGGGCAACCTGGGCAGAAATGTTTGAGATGTATGACAAGGTAGCGGAATGGGAATACGTCCGCAACCGGGAGATCTATGAACAGGTCAATGATGATTTCCTGACGCCGGAGGATAACAAATGGCTGCAACAGCTCACAGAGGCGACCAAGAAGCAGACGCTCGTTAATATGGCACAGAGCTACGGATTTTCGATCCTAATGGCAGGAAAGCGAGTGTTCACACCATTTGCCGAGTACTACCAGAAATACGTGGACACGGCCATCCAGGACGTTGTGACGGGCGGCACAGACTACAACTCGGCGATCCGGAAAGTCGTCACCCAGATGACGAACAGCGGGCTGAGGGTGGTGGATTATGCTTCCGGGCATACGAACCGGGCAGACGTGGCAGCACGCAGAGCCGTCCTTACGGGCGTGAACCAGATTACGGCACAGGTCAGTGAGCACAACGCAGAAAAACTCGATACAGAGTATTTTGAAGTGTCCTGGCACCCATGTGCAAGACCAGATCACCAGACATGGCAGGGCAGGGTGTTCAGCAAGAAGGAATTAGGGACGGTCTGCGGATACGGAACCGTCACAGGATTGTGTGGTGCCAACTGCCGGCATACGTTCCACCCGTTCATTCCTGGCGTTTCTGAAAGACTCTATCCGGATGACTGGCTGGAAGAGCAGAACAAAAGGGAAGCCCAGACAAAAGAATGGAACGGCAGGCAGCTCAATGCCTACGAACAGACCCAGCAGCAGAGGAAGATGGAGACCGCCATGCGTGCCCAGCGTCAGAAGATACGGCTGTTGCAGGAAGCAGGAGCCGACAAGGACGACATCATGCTGGAAAAAGCAAAGTACCAGGGACAGCTGAACGAGTATAAGCAGTTCAGCAAGAAGATGGGACTTCCGGAACAGCGTGAGAGAATCTATCAGGATGGACTGGGCAAGGTAGCGACCAACACGAAACAGCAGAACGCACGCTATACACCGGAGATGATGCGGAATGCTAAGATTGATTCGAACCAGTACGAACGGTACAAGGAAGTGCTGAAAGAAGATGCTGGAAGTCTTGCGGATTTCAGGCAGATGAAGTATAATGACCCTGAAAAATGGAAGTTCGTCGAAATGGATTATCAAAGACAAAAGGAGCTTCTGGAACATCCAGAGCTTAAACTACCGAATGCAGAAACGGCTATTTTACCAGAGCCTAAGTTTACGAAATATCTTTTTGATGAAAACAGTCAAAAAGGGTATCCAAAGGGAAGAGCCTTTACAGATCGCTTGGGCTATGAAATGGGAAATTGGCAGGAACTTCAAAAAGCGTTAAAACAGGGAGCTGTGAAATATCCGGCTCAGTATGTTGATAATAATGGATACGGCGACAGATATGTCCAGAAGATGATTCTTTATGGTAAAAAAGAAACACCAGCAAATGTAGTTGTAGCATGGCTCAGGACGGAAGATGGCACAACAAAGTTGACTAGTGCGTACATTAAGGAGGCGAAGTAAATGCTCATAAAGGAATATGACACAATTCTTCTAAAAGATGGACGAAAAGCAGCAGTTGTGGAGATATTAGACGATACGCATTTTCTGGTAGATGTGGGTGATTCGCCTACAGATTGGGATACTATTGATGCAACTATTGATGATATAGTGAAAGTTATTGACAACTAAGAAAAATAAGTATTTACCACTGGTCTTTCGACTGGTGGTATTTTTGTACCCATTTTTAAGGAGGTGAGAAACATAAAAAGCAAAACTTACGAAGAATTTGTCGAAAAATTCAAACCGAAGAAAACGACAGACGACTGCTATACGCCATCGGAGATATACGAAGTCATAAAGGACTGGGTGTGCAAACGTTACAATATTGATCCTGAGAACGTGATTCGCCCATTCTGGCCGGGCGGCGATTACGAAAAAGACGAATATCCGCCGGGATGTGTGGTGGTGGACAACCCACCTTTTTCCATCCTGAAAAACATATGTGAATTTTATCTGGAACGGGGCATCCCGTTCTTTTTGTTTGCCCCGTCACTCACAGCATTATCTGGTAAGACCACTTGGAACAGAATGAACCATATTGTGTGCGACTGCACGATCGAATACGAAAACGGTGCAACTGTGAAGACATCGTTTATTACCAGTTTCGAACCGGAAACGGTAGCAGAGACATCACCGGAGCTGACAAAGCTGGTGAATGATACAACAGAAAAGCTGAGGCAGGAAAAGACACGGAAATTGTCAAAGTATGATTATCCGGATCATATCGTTACCGCTGCCATGATGCAGAAAATGGCACGCTACGGCGTGCATTTCAGGGTAAGGCGTGAAGAATGCCAGCATGTGCGAAGCCTGGACGCCCAAAGGGCCATGAAAAAAACGATTTACGGGGCAGGGCTTCTGCTGTCAGACCAGGCGGCAGCCAGGAAGCAGAACGCAGAAAAGCAGGCAGCAGAAAAGCAGGCAGAGGATACCATCTGTTATGAACTTTCAGAACGCGAGAGGGAACTGGTGGAAGAATTAAATAAATCAACACTGTATTAAGAAAGCGAGGATAAGAACATGATTATTACAGGAATGGCACATTTTGAAAGTGTTTGTAAAAAGAAACTGGTTAATTGGTACAACAAGAATGGTTTTGCCGATACACCGGTAATGCCGCCAATTGACTTATCTAACGTATTCGTAGTATGGAGCTGCAAGACTTTACAGAATTACAAATGTCTTGTATCTACTACGGTGAGCGGTGATGGTATCTATGCAGAGTATACATACAACGGTGATAAGCAGGAACTTTACGAAGATGTGTACAAGAAAGTGCACAATAAATGTCATGAGGAGGAATAAGCGAATGAAAGCAATGTTATCACAGCCAATGGCTGGAAAGAGCGAGGAAGAAATTAAGGCAACCAGAGAAAAGGCAATTGCAGTTTTAGAGGAAAAAGGATATAAAATTGTAAATACTCTTTTCACGGATGAATGGTATAGTAGAAAATCTATGGAAGAACGTGGGGTTGTACAGATTCCATTATGTTTTCTTGCGAAATCACTGGAAAACATGAGCCTTTGTCATGCTGCTTATTTCTGCAAAGGCTGGGAAGAGGCAAGAGGTTGTCGCATTGAGCACGAAGCGGCAACTGCCTACGGTCTGGATATTATCTATGAAGAGTGAGCAGCATTACACCGTCACAAAAGACGCAGACAGGCTTGCACCGAACTGGCTGGCGAGCCGGATCAATTACAAGACAATCAAGTTCATATATCGGAACAATGACGGACACGCAGAGTTGAAGGGGGTGAAGATTGGCGATGAAGTGGCACAGATCGGCGACACGATACAGTTCAACGGCAGACGGTTATCCGTAGAAAGGCGGTGATCCAGATATCTCCCTTTGAGGCACAGGGCTATGTGTCTTATTTTTATGCCCGAAGGCAGAAAACTACACGGAGACACCGGGTTATCAACTGTTTTGTGAGACACACGTAAAACTGTCAGATTTGTGCAGACAGCATAGTAAAAAAACTGTAAAGGAGCGAAGAAAGATGAGCAAAAAAATTTCTATGAAACTTCAAATTTTTGCCGAGCCGCCACAGCCGCCGGAACAGAACCCTGCAAATCCACCACAGGCACCAGAAGGGCAGTCAGTCCCGGCTTTTGATTATGACAAACTGGCGAATCTGATCGCCGGAAAACAGAGTGTGACGGAGGAATCCGTCCTGAAAGGGTATTTCAAACAGCAGGGACTGTCAAAAGAGCAGATGGAACAGGCAATTACAGCATTTAAACAGCAACAGGCGGACAAACAGCCAGATGTAGCAGGCATGCAGAATCAGATCACTGAGACGCAGAAGCAGCTTACCCAGGCACAGGCGGCAGTGCAGAAAGCACAGATTGAGAGTGCAGCCACCATGACGGCAGTATCGCTTGGCATCCAGGCAAAGACGATCCCGTATGTTTTGAAAATGGCAGATTTCAGCCAGGTGATCGGGCAGGATGGGAAAGTCAGTGAAGAAGCACTGACTGCAGCAATCAATAAGGTGCTGGAGGATATTCCGGCATTAAAACCGCAGGCAGATGCAAAGTCCGGTTTCATGCAGATCGGTACCGGCGGCAATCCTCAGCAGCAACCACAGCAGACAACAGCAAACCAGGCAGCAGTTCCAACAAAACGCTGGAACCGATTCAACTAAAAGAAAGAAGGTATAGATTATGGCATTAAATTACGCACAGCAGTGGAGCCCGGAGCTTTTGGAGATCCTGATCCAGGGGACGATCACATCACCATTTATCACAAGCAACGTGAAATGGGTGGGGGCAAGAACATTTCACTTTACACAGACATCTACATCCGGTTTTAAGAACCACAACCGCAACGGAGGCTGGAACAAAGGATCTTTTGCACAGAAAGATGTTCCTTACACGGTAGAACATGACAGAGATATTTCATTCCTGGTTGACAAGGCCGATGTAGACGAAACAAATGCAACGGCATCCAGAACATTTCCCGTGTGTTTGAGCAGACACAGGTTGCACCGGAGACAGATGCACTGTTCTTTTCCAAGGTTGCACAGGCGGCAAAGAAAACGGAAGGATACCATTCGGAAACTGCAGCATCCGCATACACGAAGGCGAAAGTGTTCGGAATGTTGAAAGATATCCTGGCAAAAGGAAAACTCAGACGATACAAAGCCAATGGAACGCTGGTGATGTATGTCACTTCTGCAATCATGGATGCCCTGGAGCAGTCTACGGAATTCACCCGTA